CGACGTTTCATCATTGGGCCACAAATCTTTGCCACTATCAAGGGCGCATTGATGGATCCTGAACTGGAAGAAATGCCCACAGACACCCTGCGTGGCTTGGACTTCCGTATCACCAAGACATCCAAAGGTGGCTATGCTGACTACAGCACAAGCAAGTGGGCACGTAAAGAGTCTGCATTGACCGAAGCAGAACAAGCGGCAATTGCCACACATGGCTTGTTTGACTTGAGCACATTCTTGCCCAAGAAACCCGGCGACGTGGAGTTGAAGGTGATCAAAGAGATGTTTGAGGCTTCAGTAGATGGACAACCTTACGACACAGAACGCTGGGGTCAATACTTCCGTCCTGCAGGTGTGCAAGCACCTGGTGGTGCTGGAGCCGCACATGCGGATGAGGACACTCCTGCACCAGCAGCCAAGCCTGCACTCAAAGTGGCCGCACCTGCACCTGCAAGCGACTTTGACGAGGACGATGTTCCTGCGGCATCAGCCCCAGTGGCCAAGCCTGCAGCCAGTGGACAAAATGCCCAGGACATCCTGGCCATGATCCGTAGCCGTCAAGCCAAGTAATAGTCAATATTGCAACCAATGAAAATAGTCTGGAGCAGCACTGGCGATTGGCTAGATCTTGATCCTACTAATTATGATTTGGTCGCATATTGGATAAACTCTCTTGACCGAGATCAAATTAACACGTTTCATCTCGGTCAGAGTCAATTTGATTTAAATTGGCCAGCTGCCCTTCGTATACACATTCAAACAATAGATACGTTTTTACGCGATAAGTTAAAAATAACTGCGTTATCTAATTTTCAAGAACAGAATTTAATAGACCAGACAGTCTTGAATGAATTGCACAGAACTTGGGTTAAATTACTTGTAGATTATCCTAAATTAGTTAATGTTATGTTGCATGATACACATAACGAATTACATTATCATTGGAATCAAGTCAACAAAAAATTGCATCTCATTGAAGAATCTTTTCAAAGTTTATATGTGGCAAAAGAATATTGGGAAACTCCGAATATATTTGGAACAGACATATTAAATTTCAACATTCAACAAATACAATTGACCTTTAGTCAAGCCGGTCGCAGTACGTTCAACAAGTGGAAAATATTTGATTTCAACATGACAGATACTGACACAAATGATTTTTTTAATATTGGTTCAGAAGTTCTGATCAATTTAAATAATCCAGAATCGCATGAAGCACCCAAGGAATATGTAGATTTTTGTAATGCAAACAGTATTCCGGTAATAGGTCGATATCTTAACTTGGCAAATTTTAAAAATTATGCAGCTGACCTAACAAACATTCGACATGTTTATTTAAGAAACATTGCTCATGAAAATAATACAGCATCATTTAGACTTTAGACCAGATGAAAATTGGATTAGGACGGAAAGTGGTATTCCGTTCTTAAAACTTGCAGTTGATGTTCCTGCACAAGAAATTTTCCAAGAATGGAACACAGTAAAAGATCTTGCTGTTGAGCATAGACCAAAAGAAAGTATATCTGATAAATTTTTTTACGGACACAAAGGATGGAAAAGTTTAACAATATACGGCGAGCATTATGCTATAACTGAAAACACCGATGGCCCTAAAAATTGGACCAGCATAATAGACCGTTGCCCTATCACCAAACATTGGCTTGAGAATAGTTTTGTCATTGATGCTGATACCGGACGTATAAGATTTATGTTGATAGAGTCTGGCGGTTACATCTTGCCGCATTCTGACAGAGATAAAAAATATCTGTCAGAAATTAATATTTCTATAACCAATCCTGTTGGATGTTGTTTTCGATTTACAAACTACGGAAATGTTCCATTTGTTCCAGGCAGTGCGTTTCTTATGGATATTAGTAACCAGCATCTGGTATATAACAATAGTGACCAGCCTAGACTGCATATTATTGTTCATGGTTGTTTAAAAAATACAAAGACTATAACCCAAAGTTATGAAGATCGCTATAATAGTTGATGATGGCACCAATGAATCACTTTTAAGATTCACTGAAGCCAAATTATTTTTTGATGCTAATAATCAATCAAGAGATCTGATTGATGATTGTGTAGTAGTATCGACCCACAAACAAGCACAGTCAATGATTGCTACAACGTCACAACATACATATTTTGTGCTACAAACTGGCAGTTTTCTTACATCAGGTTTTTATGCTACATACAAAAATTTCAACGGAGTATTTGTAGTTCCAGTAGATCACGAATTTGTAATACCGTATGATCCAAGCACCTACATAGGTTTTAGAAAGCATTGTAAATATCCTTTAAAAAGCAAACAACTCTACATTGTGGAAAACATGCTCAAGAGTATTTTGTCTGCTGGCAAAAACGTATACATAGAAAATACAGAATCTTCTGATCTAACAATTAACAGTGATACTATCAAACATCTTTATGGCCTAGCCAGTGGTTGGAAAACAGCACATCTGGCCTGTCAAATTGGACTTGATAAGTTAGAAACTATCACAGTGTATGATTCTAATCCTCATCAATTAGAATGGGCAAAAAAATTACACAGTTTTAAATTCTTACCTGAGTCTTTAGAATTACCATATAACCGTGTGGGAGAGTATAGTATCCCGAGCTGGACCAGCAACTGGTGGCACCAATGGCACAACTACCCAGTTCAGTTTGAACATGTTGATTTACTATCAACACCTAAGTTTCCAGATTACAGTTTAGTCTGGATCAGTAATGTTTTTAAATTTGAGCCATTGATCTTTAATTTGGGATGGCAAAAGTTAAAAACTTATAAAGAAGACTTGCTAAATGCAAACAAACAGTCTATAATTATTGAAACATGAAAGAAGGACATACCATGGGAAAACCATTTGACGTAAGCAAGTTCCGCAAGGACATTACCAAAAGCATTGAAGGTCTGAGCATTGGATTCAATGATCCAACAGATTGGATTAGCACAGGCAACTTTGCCTTGAACTATCTCATCTCAGGAGATTTCAATCGAGGCATTCCCTTGGGCAAGATCACAGTGTTTGCCGGCGAAAGTGGTGCAGGCAAGAGTTATATCTGTTCAGGCAACATTGTGAAGAATGCACAAGAACAAGGTATTTTTGTTATCTTGGTTGATACAGAAAACGCACTGGATGAGACATGGCTGCATGCACTGGGGGTAGACACTGGCGCAGATAAGTTACTCAAACTGAACATGAGCATGATTGATGATGTGGCCAAGGCCATTTCAACATTCATGATTGACTACAAAGCCCTGCCAGACGGTGAGCGCATGAAAGTGTTATGGGTTATTGACTCATTGGGCATGTTGTTAACACCAACCGATGTCAACCAGTTTGAAGCAGGTGATATGAAAGGCGACATGGGCCGTAAGCCCAAGGCACTCACGTCATTGGTTCGTAATTCGGTCAATATGTTTGGTGGGTTCAATGTTGGAATGGTTTGTACCAATCACACATACGCCAGCCAAGACATGTTTGATCCAGATGACAAAATCTCAGGCGGCCAAGGCTTTATCTATGCATCAAGTATTGTTGTGGCCATGAAGAAAATGAAGCTGAAAGAAGACGAGGATGGCAACAAGATCTCCGAAGTCATGGGCATCCGTGCTGGTTGTAAAGTAATGAAAACTCGTTATGCAAAACCATTCGAAGGCATGCAGGTCAAAATTCCCTACGAAACAGGTATGAATCCTTACAGTGGACTGACCGACCTTGCAGAGAAAAAAGGCATGCTCAAGAAAGAAGGCAATCGTTTGGTGTTCACCACTAGCGAAGGCGAAATAATTAAACAATTCCGTAAGGCCTGGGAAGCGAACGAAGATGGATGCCTGGACAAAGTCATGACAGACTTCAAGAACATCAAAACAGAGGTAAGTACAGCCGACGCAACGGAGGAATAAAATGTCAGCAGAAGTAGCAAGCGAAATTTGGAGCGAATTAAAAAGATATGTCAACGTGGTAGATCGTATAGATGCTGCTGAAAGCATTGTGTCTATTCTGATTGATCATGATCATGACGTTGAAGAAATTCGAGAAGCGTTCAAAGGCGATTCAGACATCAAGAAAGCCCTGACCGCATATCTTGACAATGACAAGGACTATGCAGAAGAAGAGGAAGAAGAGTTTGATGACGAGGACAACTACAACAAAGAAGATGACTACTGATGTGGTACAGTAAAGTAGTCGCTGATCTTGGCAACATACCTGACTTCATTGCACATTTTGAGTCAGAACTCACAGATGCCAAACGTGACTGCAAAATTGGCGGCCTGGTAGAAAAGAACATCACTGCCCTACCGGGCATAACCGAGCATAGATTCAACCAGCTACAAGAGATTGAAGCTGTGTTGAACTTTCTCAACATTCAATTGAGAAAGATACGCACTCGACATTTCAAGAAGTATCTTGAAGGCTACGCTCGTGCGCTCACAGCACGTGATGCTGAAAAGTACGTGGATGGTGAAGAAGAAGTTGTGGACTTTGAAACCATCATCAACGAAGTAGCACTGCTACGCAATCGTTGGTTGGGTATTATGAAGGGCTTGGACACCAAACAGTGGCAAATGGGTCACGTGGTTCGCCTGCGCACAGCAGGCATGGAAGACATCACGGTTTAATAAACTAAATACATTATGACACAAAAAGACCCTTCAAACAACTACGTAGACAATCCAGACAAA